TGCGCGCGGTAAGCCTCTACCTTCTTGGCGTCCGTCTCCTTCTTCTCCTGCTCTGCCTTGTAGGAGTCGAAGTCGGCCTTCGCTTGCTCGTACTTGGCCTGCCAATCGTCGTGAGAAGCCGCTTCGAGGTCGCCCTGTGCTTTCGCAAGCTGCCGTTCCAGCTCGTCGGCCTTCTCGGCCTTCTCCTTGGCGTCGTCGCGCTCCTTCATCAGCGCGTCGACAGTCTCGCGGTGCGCAGCGACGATCTCGTCTATCTTCTCGTCCTCGATGCCCATTGCCTTGAGCATCCGCCTAGACAGAGCCATGCACGTCTCCCTTTCCTCGGAGGATTCGGGCGGCTGTCCGTCGCCGCCTTTTGTCGCGCGAAAGTAAAACCCCGACGTAACGCGCCGTGGCTGCGGTGACGTGCTATGTGACTGTGGTCTTGGACGCTTACGGCTCTGGAGCGTTCTCTAGCTCGTCCTTGATGTGGTCGCGGTACTCGTCGCCGTGCGCGTTCATGGTGGCGACGAGATAGCTCTGTTTGCGCTGGCCGATGCCCAGCTCGACGTTCGGCGCGTACTCGACGTTGGTGCCGATCTGCACCGACCTGCCGTCCTGTGATAGCTGGTGCGTGATCGACGCGCGAAGCCTGCCCGTGTCGACCGGCGTGATGCGCGCCACGTCCGTCTCCGCCTGGATGCCCACGGCCTCCAGCGCCTTCTTTATCTGCTCCGAAAGCGCGCGCGATATCTTCTCGGAGTTGTCGGTGCCGACGGTGAGCGTCACGTCCTGGTTATTCTTTGTTACGCTTGGCATCGTCCCTCCGACTCGAGTACTTGCCCGCCTTCCACTCCTCGTACGTAGCTCCGCTCGGCAGATCAGACCACTGCGAAGACAGGCTCGTGTAGTCGCGCCTTGCGAACCCGCGCACTTGAGCGGAGAGTCTGCAGCGGCAGTTCGCCACGTCCTCGGGCGAGCCGTTCGGGTCGCCTGGGTATTTCAGGCCGTTCGAGAACTCTCCGGTGCGCTCGTCCCTCACCTCGCCGTGGAGCTGGATGTGCGAGTCGCGCGTGCGGCTGTCCAGCGTCGCCTCCCAGATGTAGTCGGTGTCGATGCCCTTCTCGCGCGCGCGGTCGTAGGTGTGCTCCCTCCCGCCGTTTTCGGCTCCGGTGAGCGCCGTCCTCGCCAGCATCGTGGCGTGGCGCTCGTTCATGCCCACAACGTTCTGTAGGCGTTCCACGGCATGCGGCACGGACTCGCCGAGAAGGATGCTCTGGGTGATGGCGCTTGAGAACTTTTGCCGGTTCCACGTCACGTCTTTGACAGGGTCCATGAAAGCCTTCGGCAGCAGGTCCGGGTCTTCGACGAGCAGTCGCGCCACAGCGTCGCGGTTCACCAGGTCGAACCCGGTCACCTTGCCGAGAGACTGATCGACGTAGAATGCGGCGTAGTTCGCATTCTCTGCGAAGACGCGCGGCAGCTCGTCGTTCACCATCGCCGCCGCCGCGACGTTGGCGTTGTGCGCAATGCTCGTCAGCTCGGTCACCATGCCCTCGTGGCGGGTAAGCTCCGCCGCCTTGCCGCGCATCCAGTGGTTGTAGTCGCGCTTCGAGATGCGCTTCGCCTTAAGGTCGGCGTCGAACTGCATCTTCTCCCGCTCGTAGGATTTGAGCGCGGCGTGCTCGATGCGCGCGGCCTCCTCCGCAGCCTGCGAGTAGGCGTCGGCTATGCGCTTTTCGAGCGCCTCAAGCTGCTCGTCGGTCCACTCGCGCGCCCAGTCCATCAAGCCTCAGCCGTCTGCTCGGCGGGTTCCTCCTGCGGCGGCTCCTCCTCGGTCGGCTGCTGCTGCTGCCCGTACGTCGGCAGGACGCGCGCGAACACCTCCCGCTCGTCGGCGAGCAGCACGGCCTCGACCTCCTCGGGCGTCAAGTTCGGGAGCTTGCGGAGCACGGTCGCGCGGTCGAGCCACTGCGCCTCCATGGCGACCATCTGAACCTGCTCGTACTGGTTCGAGATGCGCGATCGCCGGAACACAGGCCCGTCGTCGATGCCCTGCAGCCTGAGCAATGCCCGCACGGCCTCGGCGATCTGGTACTCGAAGAACGCGGCCTCCTCGTCCATCGGCTGATAGGCGGCGTCGATGTGGTCGTTCGTGGCACCGGCCTGCACGGTGTGGACGTCGAGCGCGCCGAAGTCGCGGTAAAGGTCGGCCTGGATGCGGTCGAGCAATGCTTCTCGTGCCTCGTGCGGTATGTCCTGCGCGTACGGCGTCACGCGGGCCTCGTCTGCGTTTGCGACGCTCGCGACGTGGTTCGCCCAGAGCTTGTCGAGAAATAGCTGCATGTCCTCGTCGGTCATGGCGGGCGCGTTCTCGATGAGCCAGTACACCTGCGCGCAATCCCTCAAGTCGTTGGCGAAGCCCGACTTGATGACGTCGTAGTTGTCGATGTTGCCGCGCATGCCCACGATGGCGCTCGTCTTGGTGCGGTTGGCCCACAGCGGCACGACCGGCAACCCGTCATAGTTCTCCTCGCCGACAACTTCGTCTATGCCGTCAGCCGGGACCGTGGAGTAGGTGACGACGTACGCCCGCTTCGGCTGGACTACGTCGAGCCTGCCGTTGTTTCCCTCCGCGTACTCGGTGTATCCGTCTGCCTCGTAGAGCACGTACGTCATCGGCGACGAGCGGTCGAGACGCCAGAAGCGGATGCCTGCACGCATGGTTCCGTCGCGCTCGTCGGGCAGCGCGCAGAATTCGGTCATCGGGAACTCGTGCACGCGGTCGCGGTTCCAAAAGAGGAAGCTCACCGAATGCTTGAGCGAGTCGACGGCGGCATCGACGAGCACCTTGTCGAACTCCGGGCCGAGGAGCGGCTTCACCTTGTCCGCCGCCGCCGGTTCGTCGGGCTGCACGAAGCTAACGCCGTTGCCGAGCGAATACATGGCCCGCTGCACGATGAGCCGGTGGAAGAAATTGCAAGCGATGCGTTCGTTACTGCCGTACTGGTCAGGCACTACTGCGCCGTTCACGGTTCTGAGCACCTTGACGAACTCCCTGATGGTGCGGTTCTCCTGGCGGTCGTACTCGTCGGCAAGAATCGCGGTCTTGTACGGCTCGCCCTGCACGTAGCTCGCCACGGTGGACGCCACGAAGCGGGCAAGCTCCGCGTCTCCCTGGGCCTTCGCCTTCTCCAAGTCTTGATAGGTGGTTATGCGCGCCATTCGATCTCCCGTCGCTAGGATGCGTCGGCGCATTTCCTCGCGCCGGGTTCGCGCGAGATGCTAGCGACGGGGTAACGCGAAATACTTGCCGTTCTTGAATATGCGCACGTCGCGGCCGAACTCTGCCAGCCTTACCCATGGCACCACCCAGAATGACGCCTGGCCGATTTTGTCGCTGCCCGTATGTCTTGTCTCGGCAAGACCGGCGTCTATGTAATCGAACACATCTATCGTTCTGGCAATCCCGATGCTCACCACGTCCTGACTGTCCGCATCGACATATGCCTGCATAGTCAAATACGGGTACTCACCACCGCGCCGCATGGCGAATTTTCGCTTCTCGTATTCAGTCATAGCGCCGCTCTCGCGCTCTTTTCGGACGGTGAACGTGTCGTATGACCTGCCGCCGCTTGTGGTCTGAAACCTGCTCGCAACCCCACGAACAAGCCCCTTGTTGTCATAGACGTGAAAATAGTCGATGCCGCATGTCATATCGAGCATCTGCAAAACCTGATCGTCTGACCCCTCTACGCACATAATCCGGTTTCCGCCGAGCATGCCGAGTATGATCGGACCGGCGGTCTTTACCCGCTCCATGCTTTTTCGCATGTCATCAATCACAGCGGCATGTTTATCCACGGGACACACCTCGCTCGAACGCGATCTCGGCATTATCATGGTTCAACTCGTAGCCGACACCAATCCTCCCGAGCTTTGCAGCTGCTACGAGGAACGTTCCCGTGCAAGCGAATGGGTCATATACGGTCATGCCCTTTTTGGTCGAGTGGCGTATGAACCGCTCTGCTATCTCAAGCGGTTTCTGCCATGCGTGATAACGGTCACCGAGCCTGCCGTCCGGTGCGTTAATCTCCTGCACCGCCCACTGTTCGGAGGTCAGCGGGCAGTCGAGGTCGGGCGCATCGATGCCTCTGAAAAATAGACACGCCTGGTAGTTCTGCTTATAGCGCGCCTTCGGGTTGTTGCCGAGCGTGTTCTTGTATGTCCACACGAGCACCTGTTCAAGCTTTATGTGGTCTGGTATGTCAGCGTTGAGATATGCCCGCAACTCATTGGGATACGCCCCGATAAAAACATAAGCAAAGCCAGTTGGCCTCACGCCTTCGAGGGCAGCGTAAAGCCATGAGTCTGCAAATGTGTCAATGTTATCGACGTCGGTAGAGTACGGTGGATCGGTGAGCAGCAAGTCGCACTCTACAGTCATCCCGATACTATCGCCGATTACCAGTGTTGCCGAGCCGCTGCTGTCATTCTGTGATTCGATGTACGACTGTGCACGTCTTACCTGTTCAACCTTCTCCGCCTTCTTCTTTGCCTCTCGTATCTTCTTGTCTTCGTCATATATAGATGATTCACCAGACCTGATTCTTGCGATGATGTCCTTGCTATCAGGCTGGTTCGCTATACGTTCAACGCGCCTTACGGTTTGGCCGCTTATCCCAAATGCCTTGCCAGCGAGGTCGTATGACTCACCTCCCTGACTGGAGTCAGGAAGGCTTACGCCAGCAGCCTTGCGCCCAGATGCTTTGTTTTTCTCTATCGAGAGCATAGTTTGTGCCAATAATCCAGCATCTATTGGTTTGAGGTTGCGCCGTGATAGCTGGTTATGGATCATCCACAGCATAGCGTCTTCGCGGCTGTCGAACTCGTGCTCCAGGCACTTGTACGGCAAACCGTGCCGAGTCGCTATCTCGAAGCGGTTGTGGCCGTCCACGATGACGCCCTGCCATGTGACAAGCGGCTCGCGCACGCCCTCCTCGAGGATCGAGCGCTCAAGCCCCGTGTACTCCTCGGGCGTCAGCGGCGGTATCAGGCTCTTGAACTCTGGGTCTATTCTCGGCGTTACGCATGCTATATTCTGTGCCTGCACGGTGACTCTCCTCTCATCTTGTTGCCGTGCGCGGCCCGCCCTCCACGGCGGGCCTTTTTGTCGGCGTCAAGATAAGCCGTGCGTAACGCGCTTATTTCCGCTGGTAGGTTGCGTCGGAGCGCTGCTTGAGCCGCAGCGTAGCCACGGCATAGCGGGCAGCATCGACCGAGTGGTCGTTCTCTTTCACCGGCTTGTCGCAGTCGGCGCTCTCGTCCCAGACGTACCCTTGCAGCTCCTTGATGAGGTTCTCGCAGCCGCGCCCGATCTTCACGACACCGCGCTGCATGCACACCGCCGTCTCGCGGATGCCGTCGAGCACGTCGTTTCTGGCCTTCATCACCGAGAACTGCCGCTCCCGGCACCTGCGCAGCGCCGCGATGAAGCTGGCTGCGCTGGGGTCTACCACGCACCGCAGCTGTCCCGGCACGTCGCGCGTCATCTCGGCCAGGTCGGCAACGTAGTCATCGTCGGTCTTCTGGTGACCCTCCGTGCGCCCGCTGTAGTAGTACTCCTTCACGGCATGCCACACGAGGCCGTCGAACGCCCACAGGAGCGCGGCGGTGGCGTTCTGCGTGCCGTAGTCCACCGACAGGCACCACTCGCGCGCGTCGCCAGTGTACACGTCCTCGACGGCGCTCTCCCACATCGGGTACACCAGGCCCTCGGCCTGCGCCCACAGGCCCTCGATGAACCGGGCGTAGTAGACCGTCCCGGCGTACTCCTTTTTCAGCTCCTCCACGAACTGCGGCGGCAGCACGCCGTCCTCGATGGTGTAGTGCTGATGGTATATGTCCGCGTCGCTGTCCAGGAACCGCTTGAACCAATGGTTCGGGCTGTCGGGGTTGCACGTGCCGTCGAAGTGGCTGTGCTCGCAGCGCAGGCGGCTCTTGAGCATCTGGAAGACGTCCTCGCTCCACGTCGTAACCTCGTCGCCGTATACCCACTCGAACGTAGCGCCCTGGATGCGGGCCACGTGCTTGCGGTTGTCCGCGCCCAGCGCGTAGACCTTCTTCCCGAAGACATTCACCGTGTTGTCGCTGCGGATGTTGCCGACGCACCCCGGCCACAGCTCGCGCATCGGCTCCAAGATGTTGCGCTCGAGGGTGCCGCGCGTGTTGCCGAGCATCACCAGCAGGCCCTCGCCGCGAGCCGCGAGCACGCGCTTCGGGATGGTCACCGCGAAGTCCACGAAGCTCTTGCCGCTGCCCGTCGCTCCGGTCTTGATGCACCAGCGCTTGTCGCAGCGCAAAAGGTACTCGGACTGTTTAGACGTGAGCGCCATGGCTCGCCCTATCCGTCGATGACGCTCGGAACGTCCGCAAGTATTTCGCGCGCCCGTTCGAGCGTCGGCGGCTCGGTGTCATCATAGTAAGCCTCGCTGCGATACCCGCCCTTGTTCTTGAGGTAGAAGATGAGCGCCGTCGTGTCGGGCGGTAACGTTTTCTTGACCGTGCGCTTTACAATGGTGCCGTTGTAGGGCTTTCCGTCCACGACCTCGCCCCTGAACTCCTCTATCGTCTCGGTTATAACGGTACCGCCGAGCGCCTTGGTGAAGAACGTGTTCTCCATGTTCGGGAGACGAAGCTCACGGCCCTTTTTAATGGCCTCGGCTATCTCGCGGCATGCAGGCTTGTTCTGCCATTCGTACAGCGTCGCGGGATGGATGCCCATGTTCGCGGCCAGCTGCTCGTCCGTACAGCCGTTCGCCACCCAGTTGGTTATCCTGATAAGCTCGCTGGCGTCAAGCCATCGCGTGTACTTCGGCTTTGCCATCGGCTACCCCAAGCCCCTCACGATCCGCATCTCCCGCTCCGTAAGCCTCCACACCTCTCATGCTATGCGCTCGGCTTTCTTCCCAGTGAACCGCTCCCATCTGTCGATAATCCTATCTCGCCTATCTGCCCGCCGTCGTGGACGCGCGTGTTGCCCGCATATGCGGCGAGCGCGCCCGTATCGACGTACTCGACCGACAGTTTTGGCTGCTGCATTCTGTTTTTCTAACTAGAACGGCAGGTTGATGCTGCCGTCGCTGTTCAGCGTCGGCTTGAACGGCCCTTTTTTGCCTTGCCGCCTGCTCTTTGCGCTCCCGCCCTTGCCGCTCCCGGAGCCTCGCTTGCCCCCGCCCTTGCTCCCGCTACCGCTTGCCATAGTTCGCCTCCACGAATAGACTTCTTCCGACTTCTCCTCGCCTCGGCGTTCACCACGTCGTATGCCTCGATGACCTTCTCGGTGAACCCAACGACGAATGTATACAGGCTGTAATCCGGTGTGATGTGAACCTGCTCGATGTTGTTCGAGCTTCTGAGGTTCGCGCTGCCCTCTATCGTCAGGCAGTGCCCCCCGCGCGTCTCGATGCACCACGTCTTGCAGTGGACGGACGCGAAGCCGACGTGCAGTTCGAGTCCGTCGACGTCAAGTTCCTGAAAAAGGTACGGCACCAGCTTGCCTCGCTCGTGCGCGTACCAGAAGTCGCTTAGAACGATGTCCAGGCGCTCGACGCCCCACCACTCGACTATGTTCCTGATGCTGTCGATGTTCTCGTCGTTCATGCTGAGCGTCATGATGCTCATGCGCCTGACGCTTATCTTCCCGAGGTCGACCAGCGCCTCGACGAAGTCGCCGAACACGAAGTTCCCGCTGACGAACGCGAACGTCTCCGTGTCCTCGTCGATGACGAGGTCGCGCGCGAACGCCTCGGCGTGCTCGTAGCACACGGTCTGCATCGAGTGGACGACCGGCCTCGTGTAGATGGCCGTCTCGGTCGGCTCCTCGCTCTCGTCGAGGATGAAGCCCTCTGAGCCGAACTCGTCGAAGTCGAACTCTATCTCGCCGAGGCCGAAGTCCCCGAAGCTGAACTCATCGTCCATCGACATCACCCGTCCCGAGGTTACCGTGCCTTCTCTCAAGCATCTCTATGAGGCACCTGATGGCGGTGGCATTTTCGGCTCCCGATAACAAAAAGGCCCGCCGTGGCGGGCCGTGTTCGAGCTATTGCTTGTCGGCTATTTCTTCACAGCAACCCACGCGGCGAAGTTCAGGCAGCGCCAGAAGCATTCGACGTCGGAGAACCCTGCGCTTTTCAGCATCTCCTCGTTCCATCTGGCGGTAACCGGGACGAGGACGCCTTCGAGGCTCGCGCGTTTGTCCTTTATCTGCTCCTGCGTGTACTGGTTGTCAGACTTCATGCGGTAATACTCGGAGACGAGGAGATCGTCCATATACGACGAGCCACCAAGAACCTTTTCTACCATGATGAACGCCCCGCCGTCGCACAGTGCGTTGTATGCTGCGCTCAAGATGCGGTGTCTATACTCTATCGGAGTGAACTGAACCGATAAAACCGCGATGACAAGTGACGCCGCACCGGGCATAACAGGGATACCGAACCTCACGTCGAACTTTTCGACAGATACGGTCGGCTGATCCTCGTAGTTAAGTCGGCACGCATCGAGCATCGGATCGCTGACGTCGATCATGGTATACACGCACGACGTCCCGCGAGACTCGACGAACTTCCTTGACGCCTCGC